CATGTCCGTTAACATCAACAGCTACACCAACTTGAACAGGAGTTGTCTCTATCATCTGATCTTTGTTAGATGCAGTAAGTGTCGGTGATTTACCTTGATCGCTATAAACTCTTTGTTTTGTTTCATAAACACCGTCACGGTATACAAACTCCATGATTTCTCTGTCAAATACATCTGTCTTGATGCCTAATACTTCTTTAAGTTTGTGCCATATATCATCACCAGGTATGGCAAAACTGCTGTCAGTTCTAAACCAATGCTCTACCTTAGTGACTGGCATATTAGTTTCGTTTGCTATTTGTTTGTTTGTTTTACCAGACTCTTTCTTCATCTCTCTTAGTAAATGTTGTAGTCCAGATATGTTGACTTCATGCTTTCTAACCTTTACTTCTTCTACATTCATACCTACTTTGATAGGTTTATTTACTAACTGCCTACGGTATTTATCCTTGTAATGGTGGGGTTTTGCACCTGTTTTAGAGTAATTAGCATCAATACAATAGCTTTTATCTCTCTCGCTATCGTAATTATCTTCAAGAATATCCCTTAAAACTATGCCTCTATCTTCTGGTTGTTGTATTCCTGGAATGTTAGTCCAGTAATATCTTTGCCTAGATTGAGCAGATACCAGAGAACTATTGATAAATATTGGCTCAATACCAAACGGTATCTCTGGATAACACTCTGATACTTGCTCAGATATAACTTGTAAGAACTCTTTTTTCATTCTTACATTCTCTAATAGAAAATACTTTGGCTTAATTGCTTTGAGTAATCGTATGAACTCAAAGAACAATGCAGATCTAGGATCATCAAAGGCAAGCTGTTTACCAGCAAAACTAAATCCCTGGCATGGTGAACCGGCAAGTATTAGATCTATGTCTTTGTAATCTTCTGGATCTAAATTACATATATCGCCAACATGAATGGTATCAGGATAGTTTGCTTGTGCTACCTGAATAGCATACTTATCTATCTCACTTGCATAATATTTGTCTACAGGTATGCCAAGTTGATCTAATGCAATACGACCACAAGACATACCATCAAATAGACTTAAGACTTTCACAAAGCAGACTCTCTGCTGTTATCTTCATCATAGAAGTTTATAAGATCACCTTGGGGATCATGTGACTCCATACCCACGTTAAGTCTATGGTATTTCTTATAAGCATTTAGAACTGAATCCACCTTTTTATTGTTGTAATCATCTACAGCTTGTTCATAAGATAGTCGCATCATCATATAAAGATTGTTTGATTTACTCATTATATTACCTCTCTTTGTTTCTTTATGTAATTTACTTTGTTACGCATAGTAGACATTATACATAAAATCATTTAAGATACAAACATACATATTAAGGAGAAGTATATGGCTAAATTAAATAAAGATATATCTGATAATGTATCGGAGGTTATGGACGAGGTTATCAGTATTACAAACCCATCTAAGGAAGACTTAGAGAAACAAATAGAGCAAGACCGAATCAATTATGCCGTCTGGCAATGTGGTGTTGCTATCAAAGAACTGCAAGAAGCAGTAGACGAGTTGGCTAAATCAACCAAGGAAGCATCATGAGTGATATAAAACTACCAGATATGCTAGAGGACTTTCCACATAAAAAGATTGGAGAGGCTTTCTACTTTCCTAACCTAGATAACCAGGCTTACCATAACGGTCCTGGAATATCCTCATCTAATATAAGAAGATTCAGTCAGAGTCAGCTTCATGCTTTTGAAGAAGTAATAGAGCCAACACCTGCTATGAACTTTGGATCTGCTGCTCATTCTCTTATTGTAGAGGGTGAGGGTGCTTTTTTTACTGATGTTGTAACTATTACAGGATCTCCGTATACCAATAGTAATAAAGCTTTGAAACAAGAAAGTCTTGATAAAGGGCTTACTGTTATTACTGAAAAAGACAGAGATACCATATATAGCATGAAAAATAGCTTGGTACAGGAGGCGAGTGCTTATCTAAATCCAGATAAAGACTATCCCCAGGTTTTAGATTCACCCTACGAAGTATCATTGTATTGGTATGAACAAGGTTTGCTTTGTAAAACTAGAGCAGACGTTGTGTTAAACCCTTTTGATATGCCACAGGGAGAAAACTCCATTGTGCTTGTAGATTATAAGACTACTAGCGATTGTTCTGTCAGAGGTTTTACTAATTCTGTTAGACGATATTCTTATGATTTACAAGCAGCATGGTATAAACGTGGGTTTGAACAAGCAGGTTTCAAGGTGCATGACTTTGTATTTGTAGCACAAGAAAAGAAAACACCTTTTGCTAACAAAGTATTTAAAATGAATCATGGAGACATGGAAATAGGTTGGAACTTCTTAAGTGATCACTTAGAAGAATACAACAGAGTATTAAACGGTAAACCAGCAACGATTTACAACAGTCCTAATGTTGTTGATTTAGATACTGGTAATTTTTATAGAGAGGAATAAAATGGCTAAATTAAAATTTGACGGTGGTAGAAACACCAAGGTAGTCAGCTTCAAAGTAGATCCAATAACCAGTAAAAAACTTACTGATTTACGAAATCTTTACAGCAAAGAAGCTAAGAGAAGAGTTACTACTGGTGAAATTGTTAAACAGCTTATAGCTTTACATCATGGAGAAGTATTATGAGATTTTGGAGAAAAGTACATAACATAATAGATAGAGCCTGGCGACATACCTACGCTTCTATTCTATATTATTTTGATAATCGCAAAGATGAAGTCGACATAGACTGGTTAAATATGCACAACAATATTATGGAGGATAAAAAAGATGTATCCAGAAATAGATAAAGTAAATCACCCTCCTCATTACACCGCAGGAAGCGTGGAGTGTATTGAGGCAATTAAATCTGCATTGACAAGGGAAGAGTTTAAAGGCTACTTAAAAGCTGCAGCAATAAAATACATTTGGAGAGAAAATTATAAAGGTGCAAACATTGAGGATCTTCAAAAAGCTGTCTGGTATTTAAACCGACTCATTAAAGAACTGGAGGAGATGTAGTGGATCTCAATTTCCTAGTTGGGCTTACACTATGTCTCCTCATAGTTTACAGTTTCTATAAACAAGAACCATAAAAAAAGGGGCTATATGCCCCTCTTTTTTTACCCACACTTAGAAAGGTGGGACAGCTTCTTTTGGTGGACTCATATCAGCATCTGCTTCTGGCAAATATAATCTGATCTTAGTCTTTTTAGTATTGACCAGACCATTGTCACCTTCAAACTGATCTTCAATCTGTTCAGTCTTGAGTATGAGTTTCTTACCAACAAAGTCAGAATGACTCTCTGGATACTTCTTAAAGCCAACAGCTTTTGTAAGCCTGGTGAATATCTCCGTGCTTATTCTTTTGTTGTCTTCGTTGATAGCCCATAGGTTATACCATTCGTTATGGTCTTTATACTTTCCACCATCAAGCTGAAAGGTTACTTTCAACGTATAGTTACCAGCTTTAGATTTGTACTTATCAGTAGCAATAATCTTAGCATTGTGTTCTCCGTCTGGAGCCAGAGGAGTGCCACCACTAGATGACAGTTCCTCCAGGTTATCAAAAAATTCTACATCACCGAAATCAGACATTTGCTTCTCCTATATTATCTGTTGTTAATGAAAACCCTAACTTCTCAATCAAGGCACTTATGTTAGGCTTCTCGAAATTATCAAGTTTACCACTACGGTCTTTAGCTTTGTAGCCTTGTCCGTATGCTGTTTGTAGCCATCTTGTTTGCACATTCTTACCGTCTTCATCTTGATCTTCAATGATGCGTAGTGCAAGAACTTCATCAAAGAAATATGTAATTGATTCGCCTAACTTAGTCCCGACCATTTTAGGTGCGTGTCTAAGTATACCGTCATCATTGACTACATCTTCTTTGCAAAGAAATAATACGTGCATATTTAGATCTCTAAATGCTCGCATTAAATTTGTTACCGACTCCTGGACATTACCGTATGCCATACGTGGATCTTTACTACGAGACTTCTCCCATACTAGTAAGATCTCGCTGATCTCGGATACTGAATCCAAGACAACCGTATCGTATTGTAATGTACCAGACTTAAGAGCGTTATGAAGTTCCATGACTTCACTAGCTTCTTTTACTTCTATAGCTTCAACATTGCTTGCATCTTTAATAGATAACAATCCAGCTTCAGCACTTATAACAAGAACTTTACCTGGAGCTGTTTTAGCCAGTGTTGTCTTACCCGCTCCAGCCATTCCGTACACCAAAATTTTAGCACCTTGGTTTTGTACAAGCTTTTGCGGAGACACAATTCTATTTGATAATTCCATTCTCAATCTCCTTTAATTAAAATTAACTTGCATATTATAACCATAATAGTTACTATATGTAAAATTTATTTTTAACAATTTGTCGAAAGGAGAAGTAATGGAACAAACTGATAAACAAACCCACACCTGGCAAGCCAATTATTATTTTAGAACAAAAACATTAGCAACACGAAAACTAAAGGAATTTGAAACCATGGGAATAAAACCTAATCACACTGATAGAAAGGTTAAGAAGTATACCCTTAGAGACTACATTGAGTTCTTAGGACAGAAAGAAGCTGCAAAGCAATTTGGCTGTTCGGAGGCATCATGCAAGTCTTGGAGGTATGGATATCGACAACCTACGATTAACCAAGCAAAGCAAATAATAAGAGCAACTGATGGTAGATTAGATTACGAGTCAATATATGGACCTATATCTGAAATACTAGAAACAGAAGCTTAAAGTGTTTCAGCTTAATATAACCGAGGACGACACATCCTTGGAGCAAGCACTTGCCTACTATGATGAAGGCTATAATGTTGTACCTCTGCAAAGATCCAACAAGAAACCACCATCATTTCTAGGTAGCTGGGAACAATACAAAGAAACTAGACCGTCTAGGGATCTTGTAGAGTCCTGGTTTAAAGATAAAGATAATCTACAGGTAGCACTTGTTTGCGGTAAGTTTGTAGTCGTTGATGCTGATTCACCAGAGGCTATGGACTGGGTAGAAAAGAATTTACCACCATGTCCGTTTAAAGTTATTACTGGTAAGGGTATGCATTATTATTACAACAACCCTGAAAACTATACAACTTTTGCTACAAGAAGGACTGCTGAAACGCCTATTGAACGCTTGATAGACATTAGAGGTGTAGGTGGTCTTATCATAGCACCATGGAACAGACACGCTAACGGACAAGTATATAAACCTGTTACCTTTGCTGATTGGAAGATCTATGATCATAACGATTTACCAGATTTTACTGAAGTTGAGTTCCAAAAGATAACAGGAGTACCAAAAACTGATACTGGCGTTCAAACTGCACCATTCTCATTAGATGGTGTATTAGAGGGCTCTAGGAACGACCAGGCTGCACGTATTGCAGGCTATTTAATATCAAAGAATGTCAACCTAGAGTTCGTTAGAATCTTCTTACAGAACTGGAATACCAACAATAACCCACCCTTACCACAAGCAGAGATAGATGGCGTAGTAGAGAGCGTCAAAAATACACACGATAGAAAGAATCAATTAGCACCATTATTTACCCAAGTTACAGAAACCATACAAAAACCAAAAGATCTATTTAACCCTCCAGGCCTGCTCAAAGATATGTTTAAGTTTTGTGAAGATATAGCACAAGTACCACAGCCAGAACTATCACTGGTAGGTGCATTAGCCTTAGCTAGTGTTACCTGTGGACGTATCTATAGAACTAATATGAATAACTTTTCGTCTATGTATTTCATGGGTATCGCTAAGTCAGGTCAAGGTAAAGAGAATATAAAAACATTTGTAGAGTCAGTATTAAACGCATCAGATCATGAAAAGCTTGTTGTAGGTGATGGTTATACATCAAGTGGTGCTGTTCACTCGGTATTAAAGATGCGTCCTACACAGATAACCATTATGGACGAATTTGGTAAAAGATTAGAAGCTATAAGTAATTCAGGTAATACCAATAAAGAAGATGGTATACAAACGCTTATGGAAGCCTGGGGTCGTTGTCATGGCACACTGCGACCAGACAACTACTCGCTTATGAATGTGCAAGAACAATACAAGGAAATGATGATGAGTCGTGTTACTCATAAACCAGCTATTACATTGGTTGGTCTATCAGTTCCTAAAAACTTTTATGGTGCGTTAAATAGTGGCAGGATTGCAGACGGGTTCCTAAACCGATTTGTAGTCGTTGAATCAACAGAGCCAAGGAGAGTGGGTGAACTCAAACGATTCAAATCGCCACCAACCTCTATTGTCAACTGGGTTAACTATATCAGAAGACAAAGAGGTAGCATGAGTGATTTATCAAGAGATAATGCTGAATTAGACCTAGATCAAATCGTTTTAGACTTTGATAGGGAATCTGAAGAAATATTACAAGATTTCGCAAGAGAGATAATCAAACGACAAGATATATTAGAAAAAGATAACCTAGAGCCTCTTCTAAGCCGTTCTAAGGAGAAAGCTATGCGTTTGTCGTTGTTATGTACTCTTGCCTCTAATGCTGACGCTAAGACGATTACAGGAGACGTTACAAGGTGGGCTGTAGACTTTATTAGATATTATGACCTGTTATTTATAGAAGCTTGTAGAGATAAGGTGGCTAGTAGTGCAACTGAATCTAAGATCAAGCAAGTATTATCTTTTATTAGATCCAGGAATGGCGAGGGTATATCTAAACGTGAAGTAGATAGACACGAACTATTCCGTAGCATGAAGTCCTATGAAGTAAAAGAAATCATTGAAAGGCTTAAGAACGCAGGAGAAATACAAGAGGTTGAGATAAAGATAGGTGGTAAAGGACGACCTGCTAAACGCTTTGTAGCTGTAGATCCAAACTTCTTTGCTGATTAAAGTACAGGTCTACCGGCTACCTGCTCTGCGAAATCTAATCTTTCTTGTGATAAAGGATCTGTCGGTGTCTGAGGTATTTGCACTGGTGCTATCTGTGGTAGTCCTGGTTGTGTAATCAGTGGTCTTAAAACCTTGTCTCTGAGTTCTTGAAAGGATGATTGACCTTTTTGTGTCGCACCTTGTATTTCGTCATCTGTAATACCGACTGCTGTAGCACCCTTATCAAAAGCACCCTCAAGTAAATTATTTATGCCGGAACCTATTGGCACTATTTCACCATCTACCATTCTCAAACCAAATTGTCTCAATGTTGTGTTAAATATTTGTAGTGCTTTGCCAATAGATCCTTGATCAGAACGTGACATAAGCCTTACAAAGGGTGGGAAGGTAATTAGTTCTCTTGCTATGATCAAAGCAGCAACTGTAGGTATGTTTGCTAATGGAGCAAAAACAATCGCAGCAGACAAACCAGCAGCAATCAATCCACCAGCTGCACCACCTCTTCCTGGTTCACCACCTGTTAATACATCTATCTGTTGTTGAAACGCTCTTAAACCTCTTCTTGTTTCAGCACCAAACATAGCATCAAGGGTTTCATCACCAAAAGAATCAAGAGATGTTTTTAGATTTTGAGCTTTGAATAAATCGGTAATATTACCTTCTCCATTCATGTCTATGGATTTTGCTAAAAGCTTTTGCATACTTGCTTTTTGTATGTCATTGAAAACTGCATCATCAACAGTTTCTTTTAAGCTATTTATGACGGTAGCTGAACCTGGTCTGAATATAGTATTTACAGTTTCTTCAATAGTTTTTTCTGGCAAGTCAGCTATAGCTCTAGTTTTTTCAAACTTCATTCTTTTTTCTGTAGCGTCTGCAAGTCTTTTTAATTGTTCGGTAAATATCTTACCTTGATCACTTGGGTTTAAACCACGTGCAGCATTTCTAGCTGTAATGTCGTTTATGATATTTCTAAGTTCTTTTGGTTTTGGATTGAAACCAATTTGGTTTAACTGGTTCAGTGTTGCTCTTACTTGTCCACCAGTTGAAATCCTTGATACAGGATCAGTGAACAAAGCATCAAATTTTTCTTTTCCATGCAATTTTTCAAACTTAAGTATCTCTCTTGCAAACTGCGTAAAATTAACATCTGTAAGCTCATCTTTAGTAGCTTCATACAATGCATCAGCAAATAGTCTGTTTTTTAAATCAGCCTTAAGTTTTGTTTCATAATAATTAGGTATTATATTTCCATCAGCGTCTGTCTTTTGGTAATATTTATCTGTTTTAATGTATTCATCATATTCTCTCAAACCTTGAAATATATTATCTAAATCTTCTTTTGTACCTGCAATTAAAGCTTTTGAATACGCCTCATCAGCGTTAATTACGCCTTTACCAGCTTTGATAACTAAGCCTTGCATTATTTTGTTGTCAAAAGGTTGCATACGCTCTGCATGATGTCTGTTTGCATCTCTCAAATCTTTCATGGATTTTTTTAACAAATCACGCTCAGTTGCATCTAACCTTAATTTTTTGCTAGCCAATGCAGCTAATACTTCTTCTTCTAGATCTTCACCTAATTCTGTAAGAATACTGTTGGTGTTTTTTGTTCCTTTTTTACCAATTCCATAGTCGTCATAAACACGCATTACATTTTTTACAAGCTTTCTTTCATCTGATTCTTTTGCTATTTCATGTAGAAATCTTTTTAGATAGTTAGCATCATTTCTAATCATTCTTAAATCGTATTGACCATTTTTTGCTAACTCGATTGCTTGATCTAAATTTCTTTCAAGCTGTAGTCGTATATTGTTTGGCACGTCTGCTGCGGGGTCTGTTAACTGTTGCATCGTTCCTTTCTTCTTGGGCTTGTCTAACTCGACCATTCTTTTAGCTCTTTGAAGATGTTTTAGCACAACATTGTTTATAACCTTGTTTATAACTCTTGCTTTGTTTTGTTCTAATTCTGTTCTTAATATTGGATTGCCATCTGCATCAAGAGCAGCCTCTGGCTCTCCTCTTCTATTGATGGTTAATTTTGTATCTTCGGGCACTAAGTTGCCGTCTGCATCTTTTACAAAATTGCCATCAGCATCTGTTTTGTAAAATCTAAAGTTTATAAGTTTTTTATCTACGGCATGATATAGCTCACCGCTTGATTCCATTGCCGCACCCTGAGCCTTGGCTACTGTGTCTTTTAATTCTTCGCCAAAGACCTTATTGGCTGGTATGTTTCCATAATCACCAACTTCTAATATATCTTCACCAACATCATCTAACAATTTACGCAATGAATCAGTAACCTTTTGTTCTTGTAAACGCAGATTTTGTAAAGCTTCGTTGACTTGTGCATCTAATCCTTGTTTTGATGATGCAGAAAGGCTTTGATTTAATGCTTCTTTCTCATCTTTTATGTTACTTAAAATATCGTTGAGTGCTGCACGAAGATAAAGTGTGTTAGGCTTACGTCTTCTTTCATTACCTAAAACTTGTTCTACAATAGCTTGATAGTTTGCAGGTAGTTTTTGACCAAACACGCCTCTTGATGGTAAAAAACCTTTTGACATTTTGTAATCAAATTTTCTAACCTTTCCTTGTTTTGCAGCTTTTAAAATTTGGTCGTTAGTTAAAGGCTTGCCAGCTTGCTCATCTAATTTTTTTACATCAGCCCAACTTAAATTTCTTGATGCAACAAATCCTATTCTTTGATTTTCTAACGGGGCTGTTTTACCAAAAGCAGCTTTAAATATTGCACCAGGTATTTCACCAAAAACACCTTGACCTACAGATCCTATAATAAACTCACCTTTAAGCATATCTTCAATTTCATCTGCGTCTTGTAATTGAAAACCCTCTATAGCATCAAAATATTCTTCTCCAGCTTTACCAGCAGCAGAAGCACCACCAGCTACAAAAGTTCTAGCTAATCTTGCTCTACCACCTAATAAAGCTGTTATGCCTTTGACTAGCTTTACTTGTGGTAAAAAAGCAGCAATAGTGGTTAGCACTGGACCTGCAATACCACTCATATCTGCGGCATCACCAGTCATCATGTTAAAATCGTTTTCGTCTATGATGGTGTTTTGTTCTATGACTGTACCATCTTGTAATGTTCTGGTTTTTACAGGTAAGCCTAACAAACGCAAACCATCAGGCGTAAGTGCTAGTTGACCTTTAGTGTTTCTTATAAAACCACTATCTCCAACAATATTTTGTGCAACACCTTCTTGAGTGTATGGATCTGTAGTAGCTCGCACTCGAGCCATAATATCGCCTAAAACTTTATTTTGTTCTTTGTATGGGTCATCAGGATCTTTTGATATTTCTGCTCTACCAAGTCTTTGTCTAAGTGCTTTACCTTCTTTTGGTTTTATTTTTTTTGGATCAACACCAGTTTCATAATCAAAAAATAATTCATCATAGAATGGTGAAACTGCACCTTTGGCTATTTCAGCTCTGGTTTTTTTTCTGGCTTCATCTTCGTTTTTAGCTTCAATTACGTGTGAAACTCCTGGTGCTATATTTACTCTAAACTTAGGCATTACAAGTCAATAGTAGGTATGCCTGCGGGTGCTTGAGTAACATTTTTAATGTAATCCATAGCATTATCAAAATCAAAGTTATTAATTAAGGTAATTAAATCATAATTTTTCATGTAAACAGGCGAGTTGAATTGTGCAAGGTCAAAGAAAGTTTTAGCAGAAGTAATCTGATCCCTTGCTTGTTCCATATTGCCAATTATGTTTTCCCTACTATCGCTAAGTTTTCTCAATGAAACAGCTCTTGGTGTGCCTAGTTTTATATCACCGAATACTTCTTCAACAATTTGCCTATCTAAGTTAGAAATGGTTTTACCAGATTCACCAAGTATTTCTCTTACGTTTGCTTGTCGTAGAACTTTTAACAAAGCATTAGCTCTTGTACGTGGTTCTAGATCTTCAAAACTTTTACCAGTATCTGATTTAATTGCTGACTCAATCATATCTGTTGCTTCACCAAAAAACCCTTTAACACCAGTAGCATCTTCTTGCTCTAGAATTTTTATTACAGTATTAAGGTTTGATAATGTATTTTCACTTTTTTTGAAATCTCTAAGGCTTTGATTTAGCTCTTCTTCGTTTGTTTTAATTTTGTCTAAATCAGATATTGAAGGGGGCTCTTTGCCAGCCAAATTTGCTTCTATCTCTAGTAATCTTTTAGCATCTTCAAATTTCTTTCTTTCTTGTGATGCAAGTAACTCTCTTGCAGTTCTCTCTTCTGCCGCTTTTGCAGCACCAACAGCAAGCCCTTCACCCATTTGTCCAGTAGAAACTAAACCAGCTCCAACATTTCTGATGAAGTCTAGGAATCTATCAGAACCAAATAACCCAGTAGTTTGCTTAGACACCTCTGGTGGTCCAGCTTCATTAAACTTATCTAAATCAGCTTCTGTGATAGATGTATCTATTTTTAATAATTCAGGTTTTATGTCGTCAACCCCAAATTTTTCTACAGCTTCAGATGGCATTATATCTTCTACTAAAACATCTATTTCATCTAAACCTGGTGATAAGCTCTCTGGTTGCATTTCTGGTGTTGGTGGTCTATCTGTTGGTATCAGTTCACCAAACTCGTCTCTACCTTTCATAGCCTCTTCAAAAGCTTTTCTTCTTTCATCTACATCAAACTCAGCAATTCCTAAAGTTTGGCTTATTGGATCATCTTTAATCTCTTGTTCTCTTCTAGCCACGTCAGCATCATATGCGGCTTGACCAACTTTGCTACGCATATCTTCATCTCTGAAATCAAAGGTAGATTGATCATCTCCAGCAATAACAGGTGTTGGTGCTTGTATTTGTTCTATCTCTGCTTGAAAATCAGTAATGGGTGTTTGTTGTGCTAATTCTCTACCTGCTAATTCCTGTAATATTTGTGAACGATTTTCTTCTCTAGTTGGTACTAAAGGCTCGAACTCTTTTCTTCTACCAGTTCTAAAATCAACACTGCTAATATCTTTGAGCATATCGCTTCCAGTAAGTTCACCAACAAATCCAGCGACACCTCTTAAAGGACCTTCTGCACCACGAAGTAAACCTCTTGATAAATCAAAAGCAGCTGTTCCTAAATCGTCAACTCTTGTTGGTGATGATATATCTCCTGACGCTCCAAAAGGTTCATCTGATTGTCTGTAAGTATCTAGCTCTTGTAAAATGCCTTCACCAAGTTGCAGTTGTCCTGTTTTATAACCATTTAAAAGAGGATATGCTATTTGTGATTTCAAAGTTATGTCTTGAAGAAACCCTGGATTTACTGTTGTTTTTTTACCTGTTGCACGATCAATAACGTCATAAGGTCCTAATGCGACAGCACCACCACCAGCCTGAAACATTTTACGATTCAAAAAGTTCATTAACTCTGTCCTTGTCTTGGAGCCAAAGCACCATAAGCACTAAATGCAGCACCAAGACCTGCGGCTGTTGGATCTGTTGGTAATCCGTATTGTGAACCAATCTGTGTAGATGTCTGCTGATAACCAGGTAACATAGAGCCTATTTGTCCTAAGACTCCTAACGGTCTTTGTTGTTGTCCTAGTTGTTGCTGGTAAATTCTAGATAAACCAGTCTCAGCAATACCTCTACCGATACCGCCATATCCAGCTAGCTCGCCTCTTTGACCAGCTCTAAGTCCTTCTTGAGTTGAGCCAATACCACCTATTTGACTACCGTATCCAGCTAACTGTTGTCCTAGAGCTGATGCACCTGCACCTCTTTGTTGTCCTATACCAAGCATTCCACTAGCTAAGTTTTGTCTAGCTTGTGAACCAGCAGCACCATAACCCATAAGATTAGATGCAAGTTGTTGTTGTGCTGCAAACTCATCGCCTGTAAGACCTCTTAAGGTACTTCCTAGTTGTTGTTGAGCACCTAGTCTTGAAGTGGCTAACCCAGAAAGTCCTGAAGCCGCAGCTCTTTCTGCCGCTCTTTGTCTTGCAAACTCACTAAGACCTGTTCTTTGTGCTTCGCTAAATCCTTGTTGTCTTATGCTACCTAATGCTTTTGCTAAACCTTCTCCTAGAGCTTCTCTACGCTCCTGTGCACCTAATCTTGCTCTACTACCACCAAAGGCACCAGCACTAATTTCACGGGCTCTAGAGGCTATGTCTTGCTTATCTCCAGCTTCCATAACATCTTCTATAGTTCTTTGTACTACAGCATCTTCAAAAGGATTGTAAAACTGTTGTGTTAAACCTTGATCATAACCACCTACAGTTCCTCTAAATAAATCTTCTGATTCACCTAATCTACCTCCAAATTGAGCAGTGCTACCTATAGCCTGTCTACCCAATCCACCTAAAGATCTACCAAATCTATCAGTAGCTCCTGTGGTAATACCACGTGCCTGACCAATGCCTCCTAACTCTTCACCTAAACCAGTTTGTAATTGTTGTTCAGCTATGCCGTAGTAAGGATCTCTTAGTTCTTCAGCACGTCTTGACTGATCAATTGCTTGTTCAACTAATTGTCTGTTTTGTTGTAAGAATGGTTCAAAGCCACCAAGACCAGCTACTGCTTGTTGTCTTGCTAATAGCTCTAGTGGTGTTAATCCTGCTGTTTGTTGTAGCGGTACGTCTTGACCAATGAGGTTAGCACCAGCTTGTTGTAGTTGTTGATAGAAGCCAGGTTGGTCTTGTGTACCAAAATATAATGCTCTTACTAATGGATCGTTAAGATTTTCTTGTGCCGTTTGACCTAGAAGAACAGGATCCAATGCTCCTACAGGTGCAGGCATAGACTGTATGGGATCTGTGCCTTGCTCTTCAGATATACGATTAGATGATATTAAGTCTGGTCTTATAGTTGTTGCAGACGGAGTAGGAGCAGTGGTAACTGGGTCAACTGTTGGTGTGCTAAATGCTTGAACGGGTGTATCTGGATCAAATCCATCAGCAATTAACTCTTCTCTTAATTTTTGTCGTCCTGCTAAGAATTCTGGATTATCACCAAAATATCCTGGTGCACCTGGACCAGAGATAGGCTTATTTTCCATAGTAGGCGGCGTTACGCCTGCTGAACCAATCATAGTGCCATCTGGCCCAATCATTTCTGTTGGTCTAATTCCTGGACCAAAGCCAAAGTCTTGTGGTGGTATTGGCCTTGGAGGTTTTGGTGGTGGATTGATGCCTTGATTACCTATAAGGGTTTGTAATCCTTCAATATTTGTTCTTGGATCTGGTATTCCAATTCTGTCAAAATAATCTTTGTCAAAAACTTCTTGTCCTGTTGTTGCCACAAAATCATCCAATCTAGAATCTGGTCTTCCACCTCCAGCACCACCGATTGATGGACGTGGAATTGGTCTATCATCAATACGAATTTGATCAGATATACGATTAGATGATATTAAGTCTGGTCTTATTTGTATTGGTCCACCAGGAGGTGGTGCTAGTGGCACTTGAGGTATCGGTTGTTGGCCGCCAATTGCATCTACTCTAGGCCTTAAAAAAGGATCATCGGTTGGTGGTTGTAGAGGTAGGGGTAGATCATCTCTTCGTAATATTGGTCTACCAATAGGTCTTTGTGGTGGTTTTATCACCCCTAATTGTGGTGGTGGTGCTAAAGAGCTTGGCTCTTTGATAGCAGATATTCCACCGCCAACGCCTCCTACAGATATAGGTCGTTCAAGTCTTTTGTCTTTTACTCTTTGAAGTAAACCAGCTAATCCACCTTTTCTTCTTGGTGGCATAGGTGTTTTTTGATTGATGCTTTTTCTAACAATCGGCTTCATTATTTTAGATAATAGACCCATTATGCCATTCCTATTTTGTTGAACTGCTCAAAAGTTTTCATAAGCTTATCCATGTTCTTTGCACCTTTTTGTCTGTCAGGTTTGCCGTTTGGTATTAGCTCTATGCCAGTTTCTGTCTTTGTTACTTTAAATCCACCTAAACCATTATTTGCAGCAGAAGTCATTACAAACTCACCATCACTTAACATAGCAGGTATATCATCACTTGTTCCTGTACCTGGACCTATGCTTGGACCACCCATACGCATATCTAACTCATTAGCCATTGCAGATCTACCCATGGCAAATCTAGGTCGTTCTTGTAATCCACCCATAGCTGCTTGTTTTCTGATGCCTAGGTCAAAGCCTGTAAACGTAGGAGCTGGCATTAGGTCTGGTCTTATAGATTGTCTAATGTCTTTCATGCCACCTTCTCTTTCTTTGTAAGATTCTTTTACAGCTTTACCATAAAGTGCAGCCATAGCGGCCAAACCTGGATTTATACCGCCAAACCCACCACCTTGTATTGGGTTGCCATCTGCATCTACTTGTTGGTTACCCCCAAAAGCTCTATAAATACCACCGCCTCCAGGATCAAATCCTAGCTGGTCATCCATAAATTCTTGGAATGCATTTTGCTGTCCTGGTGTGCCACTAATGAGTCTGCTTATAAAAGATTGTTGATTGGGTTGCACTGTTCCAAAATTTGGATCAAAATAATCTTCACTTCCTACGAGCTGGTCATATTCGTCCATCTGTTGTTGACCAGGACCCATGAGGTTTTTAAATAAACCTTTACCATCTTCCCCTGGCAATACGTATTCTTTTGCACCACTAAATCCTTTACCAATGTTTCCTAAAAGACCAACGCCATCATCACCTTTAAATACAAATTCTTTAGCAGATCCTAAACTTTTACCAAGATTACCTAATAGACCAACTCCATCTGAGCCTTTTGTTAAAAACTCTTTTGCATTGCCAAAGATATTTCCTGTTTTACCACCTGTATATGATTTTGCGGGTGTAAATGCTGTTATTAAGTCGCCAATACCACCCTCGCCTTTTGCTATATTAACAATAGCTTTTCCCCTGTTATACATAATTGCAGGTCCCTGCCATGGTCCAGGTATTACTGCTGCAATTGGTGCAATCTTTTTGACTACTTTTTTTACTGATTTTGCTAGTTTCTTAAAAAAACCAAACTCTGCCATACCTGTTATAGGGTTGATAGACATACCTTGACCAACAGTGTATTCGTTAGGATCTAGTCCTACTGCCATCATTTCTTTTCTAATAATTTCTTGGGTTGCTGGAGAGATAACTGGTGGTACTACCATTTCTCCTGGTGCTACGTGGGCAAGCATAGAATCTTCTCCTCTTCCTAATCCTGCTATGCCTGTGCCTGAGTTGTCTATTCTATTCATGCTCAAATTATTCCTCAATACATTTTAACCAAAATACCAGTAAGTATCTATCTCCTGATTCTACTGCAAGTCCCCTGTGCATATGAGTAAAACTCGGAAAAATTAGAGCGTGGCCTGTAGGTAAAGGCTCGACTGTACCACGTTTCAAAAACTCAGTTCCGCCACCTTTGTACTTTCCAGTGTTCAAAGGAACTACCATACTTATATCAGCACTTGCATCATGATGCCAAGCACCTTGTTTTTTATCCTTTAAATTATAGTTGGCTATTTGTATTCCACCACCGTTTACGTGTCGATTCCAAATATTCAAAAATATAGGATTACCTATAGTATATATCGTATGGAACAAGGAATGGAAGATTTCTGGGCAATTATCTTGAAAAGTTATTTCGGGTATTTGACGCAGTTCATCCTCATCTGGGTTGGGTTGAAACCCATGAAATGCCTCTAAATTTTTCATTTCATCAAGCAATATTTCGCAAAACTTTTCTGAAAAGAAAGGCACTGTGTAAACATCTTTAAGGGGTTCTTGTATAATCTTATCTAATTCAGTGTCTTTTCGTTGTGTGTCGCCTTCTTGTTTGTAGAACTCCATTATCGGTTCTACTGATTGTGATACAGCATCAAACGTATTTTTATCTATATACCAGTCAGCAGGATGCTCTAAAAGTATGTTTTTGGTTTTGTATCTTAGATCCTCTGCTGTGTTGCTCATACGTTAATTGTGGTGCTACCTGCTATATTTATAGTAACTTTACCAACACTAGAAGTCATTTCAAAGCCTTGTGGTAGCGTTCTGTCTCCAATATCTAACCACTGATTGCCTGTATATACTTGTAAAACACCAACAGTAGTGTTCCAAATAATACTACCATCATTAAATTTGAGTGTGTTTTTTTCAGGATCACTGATTTGTCTAATATTATCTAGATCTACAGCACCAAGGTTTATTTCTAGTATTCTTACTAATCTGTTGAAAATATCAGATGTGACTTGTTCAGATGCTAGTGGTAGTTGAGTCTGTAGTAGTTTGCTCATCTTCTACCATCAGGTTTTATATCTATTCGTGTTGCTCCTAATCTCCAACCAATACCAAGATTACCATCGTCAGTAGCATCATCGTCTGATTCAAACCTTAAAGCTATCTGTCTTGACCTGCTACGAACATAAGCTTGTTGTGTATCTGCACTGATGGAACTGGTTGAATTGGTTGTAAGAGGGTCACCTGGGAAGTTTCTAGTCTTAAGAACTATGTTTACATTACAGTTGTTGTCGTCTTGAATAAACTTGTAATCAGGTATAATTCGTTTGATAAAGCTAAACTGTTCACCATCACCTATATCCATGTCAGAGCTTTCTATAAATACGTTAGTCATAGGTGAACCATCGTCATCAAAACCTACTTCTTGTTGGTAAAGATAGCCACCGTTTACAGCTCTCGGGTAATTAACAATACCAGAGTCTAACCAAGCAGTTCTTGTAAGTTGACCGTAAAACCATATCTGCTCTACATAGTTGTATATTACGTATCTATCTATTTCATCTGAACTAGATGAACAATAGAACCAACCTACCTCACTTTTATCTTTAATAGTAAATGCATTTATTTTGAATGACTGTGTAAGGTTTATATCAGTAAAAACATAGTTATGTACAGAACAAGGTAGTGTTTGTACGCTACCATTGTATGTGTAAAAGTTGTTGTAACTCATCCAGTAAACACCACTAGGAGTTGTTATTGCGGCTTTTGGACCTACTAGACCTGTTCCTTCATTTATTAGATTTATACCAAAAGTAAATGGAGGACCTATAAATTGCATACTATAAAGAGCTGTATCAGTCCAAACTAATATCTCTTGTCTAGCTTTTACACCACCAATAATTGATGATCCTGAAGATAATCTTAGAGACCCTGCTGTATTAGTAGATAATGGTTCAAAATCTAAAGCATTTTCTTGATCACTAAATGCAATAAGCATAGGATCTATAGTTCCTGTTCTTGCTGAACCAGATATAGGATCACAACCTAAAACAATAAGATGTCTGTCTTTTTCTGAAGTTATAACCTGTAAACTTTTTGTTGGTACTAAATTAGCACCAGAGATACCTGATAGTTCTACAGCTCTAGCTGATAATCCATCTTCTTCAGTCCACTTGTAAATACCACCGTTTCTTTGATTTATAATTAAATCTTCACCAAAGTTATCATGAGTCCATAGTCTTAACTGATTAGTGTTGCTTAAAGATGATGTACTGCCAAAAGTTCCTAATCCCCAACCATTTATACCCCAGCCAGTTCCAGGTATATATATATCTAAGCCCACACTTACTTGGTAAGCACCAACAACTGAAGATCCACCATTTCCAGTATCTGATGAATTTGCTGTAACAGTAACACCAGAAGTATTTTTTGCTTCTATAGTATAGCTATTGTCATTGACTATAGTCGCTATCTGATACTCTTGATTTAATACATTTGAGTTTATGTTACCACCTAATGATACAGCACCTGAAAATGTTACAAAATCATTCTGAACAGCACCATGAGCAGTATCAGTTACCGTAATAGTTGCATCTCCATTGGTTGCAGAAAAAGTTACATCACCAGCAGATGTAGTAGATCGTATAGGCGTAATATCATTGAAAGCACCACCAGATTCTACATAATATTTCCAAGTTGTACCTAAACCTAAAAATTTAGTACCTTCTAAAGAAATCCATGGATGTAAAGCCCTAGCTGTGCCTAAATATGTATTAATGGTAAGTTTTTGCCAACCACCAAACTTTTCTGGTCTGCCTTTTCGAAAACGTACTAAATTACAATCAAACCAACCGCCTTCGTTATCGTAAGCTGTTCCCTCTCTGTTGATACCTGGTCTAAATGTAAGCTTCTGCAACGGCATGGTTATACCTCATGCCATTCTTTGCCTTCAAACAACAAAGATTCTGCTTCTCTTCTTCTTATAAGTCCCTGTAATACTTTGCCACCAGCTTTATTCCAGCGTTTAATTTGTGCTGGTACACCTTCATAATCTTTAGCGTTTAGAACTTTTAACAAAGTTGAGGCTTTTAAATTTGCAGGCCCTAAATTAAATACCCAAGAAACCAATGCATCAAACTGATTTTGTTTTAAATCAACTTCTACAAGATCATTTACATATCCTTCGTATTCTTCCATTTCATGTAACAATAAATTATCAGCATCTTCTTGTTTCATTGTATCGCCTTCTTTAACGCCCTTGGTAGAACCATATCCTATAGTCCATACTCCAGCTGCACATTTGTAAGCATCTAGCTCACAACCTTCAAACTTCTTAATAAGAGCTAAACCTTCTTGTGAAATTTTCATCTTATTCTCCTTTGTCGGATGTGTTAGATGCTCCAAAATAGAACGAAATAATTGCACTAGCTAGTCCTCCTAAATAACCTAAAACAAGATTTATTAAAGCTTCAGAGTTTTGCTCTGGTGGTTGTAATGTAACTAAAAATATATAACC